GGATAATAATCCAAGTAAAGATCCTGATTATGGAAGTGAAACAACAAATTCAGGTGCATACTTATATGGTGCATATACACATGAAGAGATGATTGAACGTATGAGTCTTGGTGGATTTGGTTCTGATCTTATGTACTTTAAGGAAAACATATACGGCGATAATGTAGAATATTGTCATACAGATTGTTTTGCTGCAGGTGTCATACCAATATTTCATAAACACTTTTGTGATAATGTCATACACAGAAAACAAGGTAAGCCAATATCTGAATGCATAAATACTGGTACGATTGGTATTGATGCCACAAATGCAGAAGCAACTGCACACGACATGTTGTTGATGACAGGTGATCCTGCTATGAGAGATGACTGGCGTAATATGATGTTTGAATTTTGGAAAGATCATTGTGATGCCAAAGTGGTATATGATGACATCATAAATAAAACACTAAACTATAATGAAAAGAATGAAACAACTTTGGAGGATTTTTTCGTATGAAGGTAGCAATTACAGGTTCAAGAGGTTTTATAGGAAGCCACCTAAAGAAAAGACTTGAAAATGACGGTCATGAAATAGTAGAATGGGATTTAAAACAAGATCCACCTAAATGTATAAAAGACTTTAATATAAATGAAATAAGCTATGTTATACATCTTGCAGCTTATGCTGATGTAAGAAGAAGTTTAAAAGAACCACAAGTATACTGGAAGAATAATGTAGAAAATACTTCACGTATTCAAAAAATATGTCATTATAATAATATACCTTTATTATATGCATCTTCTTCTTGTATACATAACTGGTGGCTGTCACCATACGGCATAAGTAAAAAAGTAAATGAAGAAACTGCATTTGATCATCAGGTTGGATTAAGATTTACAACTGTGTATGGTGATGGTGCAAGAGATTCTATGCTTATTGGTAAACTTATTGACGGTTCAATTGGTTATCTTACAAGACATGTAAGAGACTTTGTACACGTTAGTGATGTAGTGGATGCGATAGTATTACTAATGAGTAAAGATATTAGATTACTTAAACCTGCATATGACATTGGTACCGGAGTCGGTAATGTTGTAGAGGATTTAGGTATTATTGCAGGTTGGGAAGGTATCGAAGTTAATGATGGTGATCCTTGTGAAGCACAAGATAACACCGCAGATATTTCAGAAATGAAAGCTTTAGGTTGGGAACCAAAAGTAAAAGTTGATGAATATCTTGTAGAACGTACGGTGCCTCACTAATGAATTATGCAAGTATAGTTCCATTGATAGGCGGTGAAACTATCGCCATGGAACGAGTTTTTAAAAAAAGACCGGAGTATATATTAAGTTATGAAGATTTCAAAGCAAATGATACTCACTTGGTGGAGTACTACAAAAGAGAAGTTCCCTACTATCTTTTGGGAAACGACAGGAACTATGATCTACCTTCTGTCGATGTTGTTAACACCGTGTGCCCTTGTGCTGGTTTGTCTAGCCTCAATACTACGGCATCTTCTGACGCTGCTGCTAACGATTGGATGCTTACCTCTGCTAATTATGTCTTGGGTACACTCAAACCTCAAGTATTCTGGGGTGAAAATGCACCAAGACTCGCTTCAAAAATGGGGCAGCCGATTGTGGAAAATCTCAGAGCAATTGGAAGAGAGTTTGGATATACTTTCAGCTTATATAAAACGAAGTCTCTCCTCCATGGACTCGGACAAGTAAGAGATAGATCATTTTATTTTTTCTGGAAAGGTGATAAAGTACCTCAGTTTGAATATATAAAAAGGGAACATGAAAAAATTGAGGATACGATACGTTCCGTGAAACGCAGATCAGATGATCCGATGAATGTCCTTACTAATACAAGTGTTCCTTCACAAGATCCGTACTACCGTTATGTCTTAGAAGAAATGCATGGTGGTATAACTCATAAAGAGTTTCAAAATAAAATAAAGAAAAGCTATGATGTTCTACATTACATAGAAGATAATGAACATTCTTATGACAGTGTAGCAAATTGGATGTCTTCACACGGCTATGAAAAACAAGCACAGCGTTG